GAAGATGGTAATTTCATTGCTAATAAATCAATCAAAACACCAAATCAATTGCTTGATAAAGTTGATGAAAAGTTTGGTGGATATGGTGTAGAGATTGCAAGAGAAGAAATCTTTGCAATCGAAACTGTTGATTACTTTAGTTAATAGAGGAATAAATGAAAAATATAATGATTGCAGCTTCGATTGCTGTGTTGATGAGTACAACTGCATTTGCAAAAGATTGTAAGTATGTACAAAAAATAATCTTAGATGATAACAATGTTATTCTTAGTGCAAAGACAGAATATGTCTGTAAGGAATCTAAACCAATTGTGGTACTACCACCAAAAACATTTGATGAAGTCAAGAGAGTAGTTCCTAGAGCTGTTAGTCATACCGAGTATATGAATATGGTATATGGAAATAATTCTAATTATGGTCTTGACTTTTTGAAAAAACTATTGTATAATAATAATAAGTAATGGAGATATAGTTGTTTAAAATAATAATTGGAATTGTATTGGGAGTAGTCTTAGTCACATACTATCCTCAAATTTCAACCACCACAAAACAAATGTTTTTGGATAGTGGTGCTCGTGACGAAATCGTAAAATCATTGAAAGAGGTAAAATAATGAAATATTATGGTGTTAGTGCAATCGCACTATTAGTAGGATTAAGTGCTTGTTCAAGTAATCCAAATCCCCTTGCAGTCATAGACACACCTATGATTAAATATAAAACTGAAAAGGTAGAGGCTGCTGTCAAACAGATGCCAAAGTGGTTTACTAATCTACCAACAGAACCAAACAAGATTTATTCTGTTGGTGCATCAAGTTCACCAGACTTACAGTTGTCCATAGACATGGCAACACTAAATGCAAAGTATACACTTGCAGATAGGATTAATGGTAAACTAGATGCAATGATGAAAACCTTTATAACTAGGTTAGGAACAGATGAAGATATATCTGCAACTACAATGTCAGAGGTTGAAAAGGTTACTAAGAACGTAATCGCATCTGTAGACGTTGCTGGTTATAGTCCTAAAGAAGTAGCAGTATTTCCTAATGGTACACAGTTTCGTGCATTTGTATTGTTAGAATATTCTGATGCAGAGGCTCGTAAGATTATCATGAATCGTATGATGAAAGATAAACTTGTATATTCTAAGATTAAATCCACTAACGCTTTTAATGAATTAAAGAGTGAAGTGAATAAATCTAAGAAAGAAGATCAAAATTCTTCTATGAGTAATATTGAAAAGGAAGTAAATAAGATTACTAAAGAAAAGACAAGAGTAGTCAAGACTCCTAAATTCAATACTATAACAAGTCAGATGCTATAATGAGAAAAGATAGACCAAAACAAGGTCTGACTGTCATGGTTCGTGGAGATGACATCAATGGTGCAATGCGAGTTCTAAAGAAACGTATGCAAGATGAGGGCATCTTCAACGAACTACGAGAAAGAAAAGGTCATAGAACTAGGGGTGAAAAGAAAAGACTTCAAAGAGCTGCTGGTCGTAAGAGATGGTTAAAGAAAATAGATAAACTTAAAGAACAAGGATTATGGCATGATTAAGAAAAAACGTAAACCTATGACAGAGGAACAAAAGAAAGCTGCTTGTGAAAGACTTGCAAAAGCAAGAGCCGCAAAACCACCAGCAAAGAATAGTTCTATTCATCATAGTGTAACTGCAAGACCAGATGAAGATATGTTATCGGTAAAGAATGTTCAAAGTTGGATTAAGAATCAAAAAGAACAACTTACAGAATATCGACATTCTGCTCGTAGGGATATTAAAGGTGCAGCTGCACAAGTATCAAACTGTGAGGGTTATATTCGTAACTTACAATACTATCTAAAACATGGTGATTACTGTGATGATAGATATGGTGCATACCAAGAAAAGAGGATTAAATGGCAGACGATAACATCAAAGGGATAGACAACGATAATGTTGTAAAGGGGCCTTGGAAAAGGGTCAAGGTTGTCAATCAAGCAAAGACACAAAAACTTTCAGAAGATATGATGTTTTGTGATGAGATTGCAGAGGCAGTAATGATTCCTATGATTCATAATCTTGCAGAGAATGATGTGGATATAAAAACTAATGAGTTTGTCCAAGAGGTTGGATTTATGAACGAAGTTATCAAGTCAATGATGTATAGACATTTAGGTTATCTACATCCTATGCAATCATTTATTAAGAGTATGATGTCAACAAAGACAGAAGCAATTGAAGATACATATGCTACCTTTGACCATGATATGTTAGAAAAGATGACAAAGAAGTTGATTGAAGATTCTAAAGAGGAAAAGAAAGAAGATGATTAGTGATATAAAAGTCTATGAAAGATTTAGTCCTACGATTATGGAAAGTAAAGTTTCAAAGAGATTTATAGACATTGTTAACACTAGTGGTGATGCTGTACTGCCAGATGATGGATTATCAAAGAAGTTTGATTTCTCAAATAATCTGGTTGGTAAAGTTTCCAAAGAAGTTAAAGTACCTATCTTTGATGAAGATGATAGAGACTATTATAGAAACACACTCAAGACTGCTTGTGTGGAATATTTAAATATTATGATAGATAAGAATAGAGCTTACGAGTGGATTAAACTTGGTGGTGGTAAACCAACTATTGATAATATAAACCTAACACAATCTTGGATTGTAAGTCAGTATAAACATGAGTACAATCCTTGGCATACTCATAGTGGACATTTTAGTGGAGTTATATATCTAAAGATTCCAGAGGATATGAATAAAGAATACGATAAAGAATTTAAAGACCATTATCCAGCAAGTGGTTTAATTGAATTTATGTATGGGGAAAAGGCAGATTTCAGAAGTGATAATTTGAAGTTTAAGCCTGAAGTTGGTACTATGTTAGTATTCCCATCATGGTTAAAACATAGTGTATACCCATTCTATGTTAACGGAGAAAGAAGGAGTATGAGCTTTAACGCTTATCATATATTGAAATGATTATTATCGACATGAACCAAATCACATTAGCAAGTCTAATGATGGATATGAATATGAGAAAAAGTAACGAAGTAGACGAGAGTATGGTAAGACATATGATACTCAACTCTATTCGTATGTATAGAACACAGTTTACTAAAGACTATGGAGAAGTTGTTCTTACTTATGACTCCAAACATTATTGGAGGCGAGAGTACTTTCCTAACTATAAAGCTATGCGAAAAAGAGGTAGAGAAAAAGATAATAAAGATTGGGATGCAATCTTTGGAGTTTTGAATAAAATCAAAGCAGAGTTCAAAGATAATCTACCATACAAATACTTAGAAGTGTATGGTGCAGAGGCTGATGACATTATTGCAACTTTATGTAAGAATAATCAAGACCAAAAGATTATGATTGTGTCTGGAGATAAAGACTTTATTCAGTTACACAAATATCCTAATGTAAAACAATACAGTCCTATTCTAAAGAAGTATGTAAATGATGATAATCCAACCACCTATATAAAGGAACACATACTTAAAGGCGACACTAGTGATGGAGTACCTAATGTTCTATCGCCAGATAATACTTTCGTAGATAGTATAAGACAAAGACCTTTAGGAAGAAAGAAGATTGAAACTTGGTTAGATATACATATAGATGATTTGCCTGAAGAAGTCAAAAGAAATTACCAGAGAAATGATAAACTTATTAACTTGGACAATATTCCAGAGGAACTTGAAAAAGAGATAATGTTTGAATTTAAGGAAGCCCCTTGTGGTGATAGAAGTAAATTACTAAATTATTTTATACAATCGAGATTGAAAAATCTTACTAATGAAATTGGAGAATTTTAAATGGAAGAAACATACTACCCACTCTTTTCTGAAATACTAGAAAGAGTACACAAGGCAAAAACTAAAGATAAGAAGATTGATATTCTTAGACAATATAAAACAGATGCATTAAAGATGTTTCTGAAAGCTGGATTTGATCCAAATATTCAATGGGTATTCCCAGATGGAGCAGTTCCTTATACACCTAATGATGCTCCTGCTGGAACGAATCATACTGTTCTTATACAAGAAACAAAGAAGTTGTGGCACTTTATTAAGGGTGCAGATAATGTAACCAGACAAGCTCAGAAAGAAACAATGTTCTTTCAGATGTTAGAGGGTTTACATGAGAGTGAAGCAAAACTTCTTGTTAATGCAAAGGATAAGAAACTACATCAAATCTATAAAGGTTTATCTGCAAATGTTGTAAGAGAAGCATTTGGTTGGAACGAAGATTTTAAGGTTGATGAATATCCACAAGCTGGTCGTTCTGCATCTGGACTCGTTGATGGTTAGATGAGGGTAACACCAATCTATAGAACTGTATTTTCTCAAAGGAAACCATCACAGACTTGGAAAGTAAGTGATTCGCAACCTTTAGAAAATACAGATTCAAACTTAAATTTTGACCTCGAAAAACGTAACAAAAACAAATACTTACGAAAGCACTTGACATTACCTCAATCTTCTGTTATATTTATTAAGTAAGATAAAGATTAACAGAGAGAAAGAAAAAGATATGACAATGATTAA